TATAGTAAGCTGCATTTTTGGTATAGTTGACGCACAAAAAATACGTGTTTTTCGTGAAATTTTTATAGTTATCGGCAGAAAAAACGGCAAGAGTTTATTTGCCAGCGCCGTAATTGCATACATGGCTTACTTAGAGCCAGAGTACGGACAAGAGATATATTGCTTAGCACCGAAATTAGACCAAGCAGCGCTTGTATATGACGGCTTTTACCAAATGGTACAGGCAGAGCCAGACTTAGCAGAGCTGGCAAAGAAGAGACGCAGCGACATTTACATACAGGAAAGCAACACAGTAATTAAGCCTATAGCCTTTAACGCTAAGAAGAGCGACGGCTTTAACCCGCAGCTGGTAGTTTGTGACGAAATGGCAGCATGGGCAGGAGACGGCGGGCTTAAGCAGTACGAGGTTATGAAGTCTGCACTGGGAGCGCGTACCCAGCCTATGATTTTAAGCATAAGCACGGCAGGATACATAAACGACAGTATTTACGACGAGCTTATGAAACGCAGCACCAGCTTTTTAAAGGGCAACTCTAAAGAGCGCAGGCTATTGCCATTTTTGTACATCATAGACGACGTAGAGAAATGGAACGACTTAACAGAGCTACGCAAAGCTAACCCTAACATGGGCGTAAGCGTGCAAGAGAGCTTTTTTGTAGACGAGATCGCAATAGCAGAGACGAGCTTAAGCAAAAAAGCAGAGTTTCTTACAAAGTACTGCAACATTAAGCAAAACAGTAGCGTAGCGTGGTTAGAGTACAGCGTAGTAGAGGCAGCAGGCGCAGAGATCACGTTAGACGAGTTTACAGACTGCTACGCAGTAGGCGGCGTAGACCTAAGCCAGACAACAGACTTAACAGCGGCAAGCATTGTGGTAGAGAAAAACGGCAAGCTATACGCCTTTACAAAATTCTTTATGCCGCGCAACCGCTTAGAGACACTGACAGCCACGGACGGCGTGCCGTATAACATTTTCGTTAAGCAAGGCATATTAACGCTAAGCGGCGAGAACTACGTAGACTACCACGACGTATTTAACTGGTACGTGGAACTGCTGGAAGAGTACGGCATACGCGTACTGCAAATAGGCTACGACAGGTACAGCGCCCAGTATCTGGTAGACGACCTAAACAACTACGGTTTTCATACAGACGACGTATGGCAGGGCGAGAACTTAACGCCAGTTATACGAGAGTTTGAGGGCATTATAAAAGACGGCGACTTTAAGATAGCAAGCAACAACCTGCTAAAGAGCCACTTCTTAAACGTGGCGCTTAAGCAAAATCTGGAAACACGGAAATTTAGACCTATAAAAATCGAGCAGCGGGCACATATAGACGGCTTTGTATCAGTTATAGACGCTATGACCGTGAGACAGAAATACTACAACGAGTACGGCGAGCTGCTTAAAAACGCAGCATAACGAAAGGATAGTAACAAATGGGGCTTTTTGATTACATTTTTCACGCCAGAGAGCGCAAGATCATAGGGCAATATTTTAAGCTGCTGGACGGCTACAGCCCAGTATTTACGACTTACGACGGCGGCGTATATGAAATGGACTTAACCCGCACGGCTATTAACAGTTTTGCTACGCATTGCAGCAAACTTAAGCCAGAGATAAGCGGCAGCGCCCTTAAGACATTAGAGCGCACGCTACAGTTTAAGCCTAACAGCTTTATGGATACCACAAAGTTTATAGCAAGACTGGCAACTATCTTAGAGTGCGAGCACACAGCCTTTATAGTACCGATAGAGGACGCATACGGCGACCTTTGCGGCTGGTATCCGATACGCCCAGCTATGTGCGAGGTTATAGAGTACGAGGGCGTAGTATACCTGCGTTACACCTTTGCGAACGGCGAGCGGGCAGCTATTGAGTTTGAGCGCGTGGGAGTGCTGACAAGCCACCAGTACCGTAATGACCTTTTTGGAGAGGACAACAGCACCATGCAGCCCACTATGCAGCTGATACATACGGGCAATGAGGGTATTATAAACGCCGTTAAAAACAGCGCAAACATACGCTTTATGGCAAAAGTGGCTAATATGCTTAAGCCAGAGGACATAAAGAAAGAGCGCGAGCGCTTTACAGAGGACAACTTAAGCGCGGACAACAAAAGCGGCATGATTATTTACGATAGCAAGTTTAGCGAGCTTAAGCAGGTAGACAGCAAGCCGTACACGCCAAACGCATTGCAAATGCAGCAGATACAAGAGAACGTTTGCACGCACTTTGGCACAAACATGGATATATTGCAAAACAAGTTTAACGAGGAAACATGGAACGCGTACTACGAGGGCAAAATAGAGCCGTTTGCTTTGCAGCTATCGCTTGTTATGTCAAACATGACATACAGCCCGCGAGAGATCGCACACGGCAACATGATTACATTTAGTGCAAACCGCCTGCAATATGCCAGCAATGCAACTAAATTGCAGGTAAGCACGCAGCTATTCGACAGAGGACTACTTAACCGTAACGGCGTTATGGATATATGGAACATGGCGCACGTAGAAAACGGCGACCAGTACTACATACGCAAGGAATACACAGAGGTAGAAAAGCTGGGAGAGCAGCCAAAGGTAATTACTTTACCGCCTGCGGCAGCAGCACCAGTGCAGCAGCCAGAGCCTACAGAGCCAAAGGACGACACCGAGGGCGGCGAGGCAGCAGGCGCAGAGGAAACGGCAGGAAAGGACGGTACAGAGTAATGCCAGTAGTAAAAGAGAGAGAATACAGAGCGCTGGCAGCACCGCTTAGCGTAGCGGACGCAGCCAAACGCATACAGACAGACAAGTACGTAGAGGGCTACGCTACAACCTTTAACCAGCCATACGTATTGTGGGAGTTTGAGGACGGCACAAAGTATTACGAGCAGATAGACCGCCACGCCTTAGACGGGGCAGACATGAGCGACGTAATTATGCAGTACGACCATGAGGGCAGAGTATTTGCACGCCAGAGCAACAAAACACTGCTTTTAATTCCAGACGACCACGGCTTACTTATCGCAGCAGACTTAGACAAAACAGAGCTTGCACGCGGACTGTATGAGGATATAGCCGCAGGCATGATAAATAAAATGAGCTGGGCTTTTGTCGTATCAGAGGACAGCTACGACAGGGAAACACACACCCGCACAATACTTAAGATTAAAAAAGTATATGACGTATCCGCAGTAAGCATACCAGCTAACGGCGATACTGAAATAGCAGCGCGTAACTATGCCCGTAGGAGTTACGAGGCAGAACAGCAGGAGAGGCTGGCAAGGCGCGTAGCAGCACTAAAGATTAGAGCAGGCATTTAAACCAGATCAAATAAAAAGAGAGGTAAAAAGACCATGAACAGACGTAAAGAAATTGAGCAGCGACTTGCTGCAATCAAGGCAGAACTTGAAACACGCGGCGCAGAAATGAACGCCGACGAGATCAAAGCGTTAGAGGAAGAGGTAACCGCTTTGCAGGAAGAGCGCGCGGCTATCGACGCAGCAGCAGAGCAGCGTAACAACCTGCTTACAAGACTTGCAGAGGGCAAGGCGGACAACAACGGCAACGCGCCCACCGTATTGCGCAGCTTTGGCGCTATGGACGGCAGCCAGACAGCAGAGCAGAGAGCGGCAGCAGAGGACAAGTACGGCACTATGCAGTACCGCAAGGCATTTATGGACTACGTAACCCGTGGCACAGAAATGCCAGTAGAGTACCGACAGGACGCAGTAACCAAAACTACCGACGTAGGCGCAGTTATCCCTACTGTAGTGCTTAACCAGATCATTGAGAAACTGGAAACAGCGGGCAATATCCTTGCACTTGTTACCAGAACTGCTTACAAGGGCGGCGTATCTATTCCTAAGAGCACAGCTAAGCCTACCGCAAGCTGGGTAAACGAGGGAGCAGGCAGCACCAAGCAGAAAAAGACCACTGGCAGCGTTACCTTTGCTTACCATAAGCTGCGCTGCGCTGTAGCAGTATCTTTGGAAGTTGATACCATGAGCATTGCAGCCTTTGAGAGCCTGCTTATTGCTAACATTGTTGAGGCAATGACTAAGGCACTTGACGCAGCTATCATTAACGGAACTGGCAGCGGACAGCCTACAGGTATCCTTGTAGCCGCTAACATTTCCGCAGCTGCAACAGCAGGGCAGGTAGTAGAAACAAGCGCGCTTAAGTACGCAGACCTTACTACAGCCGAGGGAGATTTACCAGAGGCATACGAGGGCGGCGCAGTATGGTGCATGAGCAAAAAGACCTTTATGGGCTTTATCGGCATGGTAGACGACAACAAGCAGCCTATTGCACGTATCAACTACGGACTTAACGGAAAGCCAGAGCGCGTGCTTTTGGGCAGACCTGTTGTATGCACAGAGCATATGCCGAGCTTTGCAGCTATCAGCGTAGCAGCTGGCAGCACCGACAGCCCTTACTTTGCTTTCCTCTTCAACTTCAAAGACTACGTACTTAACACTAACTACCAGTTAGGCGTTAAGAAGTACGAGGACAACGACACAGACGACCAGATCACAAAGGGCGTTATGCTTGTTGACGGCAAGGCGGTAGACATTAACAGCCTTGTAGTGCTTAAGAAGATCGCAAGCGCGTAAGTTTTGAGAGGCAACGGCGGGCAGCTTTAGGGCTACCCGCCTTAACCAGAAAGAGAGGGCAAGATATGACAGGGCACTTAGACAAAGAGCAGCTTAACAGCATGACTAAAGAACAGCTGGTAGAGCTTGCAGCAGAAATGCAGCTAAGCACCGAGGGGCGCAAGGCAGACCTTGTAAAGCGCATTGCAGCAGCAGAGGTAGAAGTACAGGACGAGGCAGAGCTTACGGAAGAGGACAAGGCAGCTATTGCAGAGGCAGAGGCAGAGGACGCAGCAAAAGCAGCGGACGAGGCGGCAGCAGATCACGAGGAACTTAGCGAGGCGGCAGCAGAGGCAGCGGAAGAGGTAGAGGCAAAGCAGACAGCTAAGCCCGCTTTAGAGGCTGGCGGCAATGTACTGGTAACTTGTTGCTGGGATTATTACGACAACGCGCTTAACAGCGTAGTGCACGTAGGCGACCAGCTTAAGGTATCAGAGGAACGCGCAGAACTGCTTAAGAGCTTAAAGCTGGCAAAGTAACAGAAAGGGGCGCAGCATGGCGACTGTATTAACCGAAAAAATGCGCGCGGCGCTGCGCATTGCAAATACTGGCGAGGCTATCACAGGCGAAATTAACGACGTAATAGAGGCGTGCAAGGCTGACCTTGCAGCCACAGGCGTAGAAACGATAGACGAAACGGACGCGCTTATAGTTAGGGCTATTACGTTATTTTGTAGGGCAGAGTTTAACTTTAATGGCAAAGGCGAGCAATACCGCCAGAGCTACGACCTGCAAAAAATGAGCCTATGCTTAGATATGGACTACAACGGCGGGCGAGTATCCGAAACGGACACCCAAGACGCTGGGGCAGGCGCATAATATGGCTATCTGGGCAGACGAGATAACGCTTATAGCGCAAACCGAGCCAGCAGAGAGACTGGACGCTAACGGCTTTCCTAACGAGCTGGTAGAGACAGAAACAACCGTATACTGCAATAAAAAGCCCGTAGGCTATCAAGAGTTTTTTAAGAGCCAGCAGGCGGGTATACAAGTAGACTTTAAGGTAGACGTACACACCGTAGACTACAGCGGGCAGCAGCTTGCAGAGTTTATGGGCAAGCGTTACCAGATACTTAAGACCTACGAGCTAAACGACGACACTATAGAGCTTACACTTAGCGACCTGCGGCAGCAGCCGCATAACACCGCAGAAAGCGAGGGGTAAAAGTGGCAGAGTTTAACGTAGAGGGCATGGACGAACTAAGCAGCGCTTTTATGAGGCATGAAGAGGGCGCAGAGGCAGCGGTACAGGAAATGCTTACAGCAACCGCAGAAATTTACGTACAAGAGCACAAAGCGGCAGCAGGCGGCTACGGCATACGTAAAACAGGCGGCTTTATGAATAGCATAAAAGCCAGTACCATACGCAGAGACGGCACAGCGCTTGTATGTGACATATGCCCAGAGGGAAAAGCAGACCACCCAGCAGAGTACGGCGGCGGCAGCAACAAAAGAAAGGGCAAAAGCAGACGAGGTAACGTAAGATATGCCACTATCGGCTTTATCTTTGAATACGGCACAAGCTCTATACCAGCGCGCCCGTGGTTTACGCAAGGCAATGCAAAAGCGGAGCAGAAAGGCTACGAAAAGGCGCAGGAAATATGGAGCAGGTACGTAGACAAGACGTTAGGGTAGGAAAGGGGCAGCAGATCGCATGGCAACACTTTTAGAAACGCTTACAAGCGTAGTACCAGCCGAAAGGAACATATACACGGCAAAGAGTAAGCCACGCCAGTACTGCACCTTTATGCGCGTGTTAGAGCAGGCGGCTTTATCCGCAGACGACGAGGAAAA